GGTTTAGTGCTGTGCCGCTTGAGGTGCCAGCTGAGAGAATTGATGCCATGTGTTAAGCTCCTACTTTAGCTTTGAGTGCCGCAATTTCGGCTGCTTGGGTTGTTACTAAGGTGTTGAGTTCTTGGATTGCTTTTACAAGTGTTGGAATCATATCGCCCATTTTGATAGACTTTTTAATTTCAGTATCGTTATATTGGTAGTCATAAACTAAATCAGGCAAAACAGTTTCAACTTCTTGAGCAATAAAACCTTGAATTTGTTTTTGCTCAATTTGCATTTCTTGTTTCCAGTCAAATCGAACTGGTCTTAAAGCTATAATTTTATTTAAACTAGGTTCAATATCTACAACATTTTCTTTTAATGATTGGTCTGAAATTGCAGCAATAGAAGTGCTAACAGCGTGTAATGTACCAGCATAATCAGCATAAAACCTTTGCGAACTTGAGCCTGTTGAATAAAGATTAAACCCAGTAAATGAACCTGAAGTGGCAGAACCTACAACAGAAACAATATTTGCACCAAAAGTAGCATCAGGAGTTAATTTAATACCAAGAGTTGTATTACTGCTTGATGTTGCACCAGCAGTTAAAAATGCACCAGTATTATCAAACACACCCCTAGGATTACCATCACCATCAGATAACACAATGTAATTACTTGCTGTGCGAATGTCTAAACCGCCTTGGTTGCCGGGGAAACAACCCAATACTGTGTTTTTTGCACCAGAAGTAATTTGGAAACCAGCACTATCACCAATTAATGTATTGAATGAACCAGTTGTGTAATAACCAGAGCCGTTACCTACAAAAGTGCAATCTGAACCAGTTGAAGAATATCCAGCTTGTCTGCCAATATAAGTGTTGTATGGGTTTGTAGATTGACTATACCCAGCTTGATAACCTACTGCGGTGTTATTAGATGCGGTTGAATTAACTGCTAACGCTTGAAAACCAATAGCAGTATTAGAGCCACCTGTAGTATTAGCATTTAAGGCATCTTTACCAAAAGCAGAATTTGAACTTCCAGTAGTTGTATTGTATGCAGAATTTGCCCCAACAAAAGTATTATCTGCGCCTGATGTATTTGAACGACCAGAATTTAATCCAATAGCCGTTAAATTTGCGCCAGTATTTGTAGCTAAAGCAGCATTGCTTCCAAAAACAGTAGCAGAAGCCACGCTACCACCACCCTTACCAACAGTAAGACCTGATATAGAAGCATCATTGGTGACTGTAAGGTTGGTGAAGGTTTGTGAGCCTGAAGTCAGTGCAATAGTTCCTGTAGCGGCAGGAAGTGTTAATGTGTTTGTACCTGCAACTGAAGGTGCTTGAAGGGTAATTGCCCCTGATGTATCTCCACTGATAACTAATGAACTCATAGAACCACCCATCTACTGCCCGAAGGCACGGTTACTGATTGACCGCTTGCTATTGTTACAGGGCCTGTGCTTGATGCTGAGTAGCCTGTAGGGATTGTGTAACTAGTAGCAATCGTTTGATTATTTACAAATATACCATTGGAGGCTACTACTTCAGCCCCAGTTAATATGTTTGGTGTTGTGACATTTCCTGCTGTAGAAATAGTTAAAGCATCGGTTGTTCCACCATTAATAGCAAAACGAATTTGATTGCTTGTAGTTGTTCCTAATGCCAAGTCACCGCTAGTAGCTGTCAAATATACGTTATTAGGTGAATTAAAAGCACCAGTTCCAGTCCACCCGCTACTATTCATACCAAAATCACCATAATAGGTGGTTGCGGTAGTGTTGTTATTTCCTACGATAACATCAGAAGAAGCTGCTGTTCCTGTGCTGGTATTTTGGATTTCCATTTGAATGTAATTATTTTGACTAGCCTGCATTGTCAAAATATGGTTTACATCGGTGTATCCTAATGTGCCGTAAGCAAATGCACCTTGGCTAGATGTACCAGAGGTGGTTTGGTTAGCGATGTATTGACCAGTTGTTACGCTGGCTGGAAGACTTAAAGTTACAGCACCTGTAGATGCAGAAGCAGTAATCTGATTGGCTGTACCAGTAATAGAAGTAACGGCAGATCCTGATAATGTTGCCCAAGACGGAGCTGCCCCTGTATTGCCTACCAATACTTGACCAGTTGTTCCAACAGCTGTAACTCCTACTGCACTTGTTCCATTTCCATAAACAACACCATTAGCTGTTAAGCTTGTAGCTCCAGTACCGCCATTGGCTGGGGAAACTGCAGAACCTGTAGGGCCTACAATGCTTGTGCCATTGTTATAAATTGCCTCTTCTGATGGATATGTAACAAATACGTTCTGAGTTCCAGAGTTAAAGTTTGTTAGTGATCCACTATTTGATGATGACAATACTGTTGTGCGGGCTAAAGTATTTCCAGAAGATGTATAAGTTCCAATACCAACTTCCCAATTTGGTCCAGATTGGTCTGCAATAGTGTAATAGGTTGTATTACCATTACCAACAGCTGCTAAAAATGTTTGGTATCCTACTGTAGCTCCAAGGAGCGTAACTGTACCCGTGCCTGGTGAAGTACAGGTTTCTAGTACTCTGTCTTTTAAAACCAGTGCCATATCTGGCTCCTAATTATGATGTTGCTGTAGTGCTATAAGTTACGCTTACAGTATCGCCAGCAGTAGTTACTTTAGCAGTGGAAAAATTACCTTCGCTATACAAAGTACCGCCAGTGGAGCTTTGAGTGCTTACTGCACCTGTTCCCAATACTAAGAAACAACCATAAACAGTACCGCCAGAACCTGTAATTGTGTAGGTAATCGCAGTGGCTGTTGATGAAGTTACGTTAGAAGGTGTAGCGCCAGTAGAAGTAGATGAAGCAAATACAGCTGTACCACGAACTGCAGAACCACCTACCGTATAAGCTGTAAATTCTTTGCCACCACCAACCAAAGTAGTCATAGTATCTGTAGCAGCTGGGGTCAAAGTGGCATTTGTAAGGCCAAGGAATGGTCCAGTAACAGAATAGCTAGAGCCTTTTAATAAGGTATCAAGCATTAACTGTTTGCCTACGGCAACGACCAAATTAGGAAAACCTTCAGTCCATTTGAGATTTCCGTCTTTATCACGGCATTCAACGTGCCAGTATCCTTCAACTCCCATTCCTTCAGGAATAGATGCGTTTGCTTGTAATGTGGCTACAGCGTGATCGCCAAAGTTTGATAATTCATTTGTCATATTAATCTCCAGAACTGATTACGTTTGCAGCCGTGTAGCTACTGATTGTTAAAATAGCAGACGAATAAGTCGCTGCTGGGAATTGGACAGTAAAACTACTATTACAGGTCTTATCTGAGCCGAAATTAAGTACAAAACAAGCTGCTTTCGTAGTGTAATTGTAAACTAAAGCACCCCTACAAGTAAAGGAAGCAGGGTTCCAAACTACATTGGAAAATGATACATAAGCTGTGTTGTATTGCTGGTTAATTGTAGGAACCGTGGTGATTACTAAAGGTTGACCACCTGCCGTATAGCCAGTGCCAGTAACTTCATTTACTGTTGTATAAGCTGCGGTAGATGGGCCTAAATTGGCATTAGCGTTATACAAAGCAATGTAATAGTTACCAGTAGTAAAATTTTCATTGCCATTTAATAAATTCTGGGCAAAAACGGTACAAGATCCTTGGACAATAGACATTATTGTTTCACCATAATACGAGCCTGACCATTACGGTAAGCATCACCACGCTCAAGACCAGTGCCAAGACGATTAAGCTGACCAATAGCTTCTTGATACAGTTTTTCATAGTAAGTAACCATATCCTGTTCGCCCTTCATAAATATCATGGCTTCCCGCATTGCACCATATAAAAGGACTGGGTCATAGTTATCACCAAGCCAGCTTTGACCATTGGTGTTAGTAATAGAGGCTACTGAGATAGAAAATCCAGATCCAGAGTTACCTATTGATGTGTTTGGTACGGTTAACACATCACCTACCACATAGAATTGACCACCAAATGTAATGTTACAAGAAGTAACTGTTTGTCCAGTAACGATGATATCGGCAATAGCACCGTTTCCAGAACCACCACTTAACTGTACATTTTGATATACACCATTGGTATACAGTGAACCACCGTTTAATGATCCTGTGCCAGTAATTTGACCTTGAACAATTGTAGGTGGGTAGTAATAATAGTGCATTTCTACCGTATAATTTTGGTCTGGCGCTGGTCCAAGAATTAACGACATCTCATTAATATTGCTATATTGTGAACCAAATAAAGCATAGTATTTAGGCAATCCAATAGAGCTTGGGGACGGATATGCTTCTCTAATGTAGTTTACATCTTTGTTTAGCAAGTAATTGTAATTACCCGTTGAATCAATAATAGCTACTGAGTAATTAGATAACCAATCAACTGGCAAAGAAAGGTATTTATTATTTGCTGTTGCCGTCCCAGTCACATTTTTACGCAAAGATGGAAGTTGAACTGAATTATATATACGCTCTTCAGCTTCCTGTACAAATACAGGAATATTCGCCACAAACAACTGTTCGGTGTTTTCAGCGTAGGCTTGAATTGTGTTATATAAAGTGCTGTAGTTCACAAACTATCCTTATGCCATTGGGCCTCTAGACATACGGCCTTTGGTAGCTGCTCCAGCTCCACGCATTTCAATACCAGAAGTCTTGACCTTGGACTCACCGTAGCTAACGCCACTCTTGATTGGGTCTTGCAAAGTAACATCTTTAGCAGCCTTGGTATGAGCATATTCACCACGATCCATTACTTCTTGACCAGTAATGTGTTTCTCAGTATTGGTGTGTGGATTAGCATAAGTGTCTGCTGGTTCTGCAAACTTGTTTTTACCAATAGTAACCTTTGGGCTATTCTTGGTAGTGGGTTTTACATTTTTTGCGATTGCCATATTAACGACCTCTTGAGCTGGATTTTTGGTTCATAGCACGGGCTACATTACGACCAACGGCTTTCATTTCTTTGCCAGTTACGCCACCTTTAGCCATTTTGTGAACTTTACCGCCTTTTTTCAAAGCCAGTTTAGTGTGTTTCCCAGGATGTTCTTGAGCATCATGCTCTTTAAAAGCTTTCTTAATTAGCTTAACATCTTGTTTTTTGTCAGCTTTTTCTTCTTTACGCATTTCTGCTTTAGATTCTTTTTCCATAACTTTACCGCCTTTTTTCATATTGTCTTCTGCATTTTTTGGTTCAAAGGGATCGCCAGTTTTAATGCCACGTTGTTTTTGCATTGCCATTTTATCACTCCTAAGTCGTTGAAATAGTTACTGTACCTATGGTTATTACAGGAAGCAAGGAATTTGGAGTAAGGTAACTATCAAAATAACTTGCACCACCTACAGGGTTCCACCCCCATTGTATCTGTCTACTACCGTCTGTGGAATAGCCTTGGTTATCAATATTGTTGACATTTGGGTCATATGGATTTGTCATAAGACCGTATGTGCCACCAACCTGATAACTCACATCTGGGCGGGGTTCTCTGACCGCCTGAGGATCATTCACAGGATACAAACCTAAACTCAACTGAGGCTGATCTGGATCCCAGCACTCAGGACATACCTTAATGTTATATAGCTTAGTCTTAATTACTTCTTTTTTTAACTCAGACAACTTATAACGCTGACCACATCGGTCACATTCGGCAATCGCCCATTTACCTGACGAGTATTTATTTGGCATTAGACAAACCTACCTTTTGTCCTACCTTTACTTTCTATGCCATGACCACGAATA